GGAGTTTCACCACGAGCAATTGCTTCCAAATACTCGGTAGGTTTCTTTGAGTAAACGTCTTCCCAAGTCAACTCATCATTTACCCAAGAATTCGTTGTTTCAGAATCAGTGTGTAATGGGGTTGGGTCGTCATGCATAATCGTTTGAATAACGGTGTAATACGCACCTGTTGGTGTTTTAGCCTTAGACATTTGTAGAATTAAATCTCTACCTTTTTCATCATTTGTAATATCACCCTTGTTTTTCCAAATAGGAATGATTTTGTCTAAAATACCATCGTTTTTGTAGTTGTGTTTAAAACGCCAGAACTTAGGTCCGTCTTGTTCGTTATCACGGTCGATAACCTTAACGATGTAGAACTTACGGGCTTTGTATTGAGTTGCCATTTTCTTGTCAGCCTCTTTACCTGTTGACATTAATTCTTCGTGAACTTCAGTTAACGGAGAACGTTCATTGTCATTTTTTCCTGGGTCATAAAATTTTTGCCATTTACCACCTACTTGAACTTCGTGGAACCATACTTCCTTAAAAGGGGAAGAGCCGTCTTTGGTTGGGAGAATACGAAGGCGTTTTTGACCTTCTTTTTCATTGTCTTTCAAGATTGCTGCGAAGTATTTCTTCATTCGCTCGTCTTGAGACATTTTTGAGGTTGATGAACCTGCTTGTTTTGATTTTTCGTACTGTGCAAGTACTGCATCGAGAACATTGTTTGTCGCCATTTTTGTCAGATTTATTGTTTATTAAATTATTTACGTTAAAAGTATAAGTGTCAGCCGTGATATTGTCAAATCGAAAATGGGGTGTTTCCACCCCAAATTCTATCTTTTTTCTATTGGTGGTTTTCCACCAGGGAATTGGTCGAATGTTTTTTTAATTTCAAGTGGTGAATAACTTTCCACCTCATCTTGAGTTAAAATATATTCATTTTTTCCCGTTTTTTCAAAATCTTCTTGTTTGTCTTCAAAGAAATCAGTCAACTTTTGATTGAATGGACCTGAATCCAAACTTCTCAATTCTAATTTTTCTTGAGCCGATTTTGGTCTATATTTTTCTACTTTTGATTCCAAATCATTTAATTTATTAACAATTTGGTCCATACCTGACAACTTTTCTTCTAATGAAGATAGTTGGTCAAATAGTTGTTGGAAATAATCATCTTGTTTTGTTTGAATATTTTTTTGACTATCAACCAAATCAGTTACCTCAATTTCTTCAGTATCAGGTACTCCCTTTTTATCTATAGGTTGTCCTTTGTCATCAAGTTTTTCAACTTCTGGGTCATTTTCCACATCAACCTTTTCAGGTTCTGTAGGAGGTACTGGAACGTCACCACCCGGAGGAGGTGGAACGTCACCACCTGGAGGTGGAGGTACTTCCCCACCCGGAGCCTCTAATGGGTCTTCTGCCGGTGGTGGAGGTGGTGGAGCGTCTTGCTCCATAATATAACTATTGATTTGGTTATATCTTCTTAACTCCAATAATATTTTTTGGTCTATTCTTGTCATTTTATTTACCCGTTTAAAAGTTGCTTTATACCATGAGTGGTTTCTACTTGTATTCTTCTGTTAGTGTTGATAGTGTTATCAACTCTTTCAATTAAACCATCTTTCATTCTAATTGTATAACATTCACCAGTTTCTAAATCACATACTTCTTTAAATCCACCACCGGCATCTTTTTCACTAATTTTGGTATTTTTTCCCAAATAGTTGTCTAAAATTAATTTTACGTTTGACATAATCGTTTTATTTTATCTATTATAAATATACTGTTGTTGATAAAAATATTAATTAATACCGTTTTGTATTTCTATCGCTTTTTTAACTTTATCTAATATAAATTTAACTTGATTTGGTTCTGTTTTCTTAAAGTTGTCGTAGTCAGTTCCTTGTTTAGTTGTTGAACCAAAATTACAATACCAAAACTTCAAAATTCCTTCAGCATCATCCAAAGTTGGTAAATCTCTATTATACCATCTTGAAATTAACATTTGTATGTTGTTTTCAACTGTCTCGAATTTAGCATACGGGTCACCAGGGTCATTATTGATTGTACCCTCAACAGATGTTGTTAAACAGAAGTATTCTTTATATGGGAAATACGTTAATGAACTTCCAACCGGTGGTAAGTTACAATTTTGATTATTACCCCAATTTTGACTTAAAAGAACACCTGTATAATTATTCTCATAAGAACTAAATCCATTTTCTTTTCCACAATTCAAATACATCGTAGCAAAAATTGTTTGATTTAATTGATTACTTACATTTGAATAAGAAACTGTCAAAGATTGAATTGTATTATACATCTTTTTGAAAGATGTTGTTGTTGTTTTAGGTTTTGATATTTGATTGTAAGTCTCTTGATAATTTTTATAAAGTTTTGACGCACAATTACCTGTTGTAGCAATTACCGAAACTTCACCAACTTTACCATTTGGACTTGGTGTTGAGGTAGACTGTGTCGGTTTCTTATTACTGTCCGCAGCTTTTGTTGCATCCTTTTGGGTTTTTTGTGTTGTTTGAGTTGTTTCTTTTCTTTTTGCACTTTCAACTTTTGCCTTTTCAATAACACTTTTCAATAAGTTTTGTTTTATTGATTGGATGTAATTGTCAATTTTAGGTAATGAATATACCGGTTGTCTTATACCAGAAATTATGGTATCAAAAGAACCTGGCTTTATTGAATGGGTAACATCCAATATCATGTACGGACCACTAAACATTGGTACATATCTTAAATTAAAGTACATTGTTGGTTGCATTATGGCATTACCCATCATAGAAACCGTACAAGTATAACTTCTATTTTTATATAAATTATACAAAGAAATGTTTTGTGTTGCAGTGTTTTTTCCACCATCAATATTTGCCATTTGATTTAAAACCTGCAACGATTCTGTTGTATTCTTACCATTTTCTTGAGAAACTGAGAAGTGATTAAACACTTGTTGATTTTGAACCCCAATATCAACATTAAACCCAACAACTCTGTTTGATTTATCCCAATCGGTTTTATTTATCAAATTCTCAACTAAAGGATTATCAGAACTTCTTCTTAAATCGAAGGCATCGTTTTTGTATCTAAAATCAACATTATCTTTCATATCCAAGTAATTACTTGGAACACCAGCATATAAACAAACCATTTTAGGTCCTGTTTGTCTATAATCAACTTCAGTGAATGTACCGAATAATGTATTTGCAAATTCCAAATTACCTTCAATTTTAGGTATAGGATTTTTAGACGCGTCCTGAACGTTATAAAAGTTTACATAAGATGGTGTACTAAAAATAACAAAATGATTATCCTGTATAATAGTTTGAACCAATGTCTGCATACTCATTTTTGGATTCGGATTCTTCAAAAGGTCTTTAAGTTTGAATATATCTATTAATATTTTATCACCCAAATCCCTTGAAGCTCTATCTAAAAACAAAACATCTTCAAACAAAGTTTTAGTTATGAAATCTGTACCCGCAATCCACTTATCGTTTAAAGATTTGAAGGTTTCCCAAAGTTCAACCCTTGTTTGTGGACCTTCTAATTGGGAAAAAGTAGAATCTTGTATCTCCTCACTAACATCCGGTAACCTATTTCTCATTTGAACCATTGCAGAATTCAAAATGTTATCATCAAAATTTTGTAACTTATTCAAATATTCCGTCATCAAAGTAATGAATTTAGTCACATTCAATGTCGGGTCTTCTAATTTTTGTGTCGCATATATTTTAATTAACTGAGAAAACTTTGTAATATTATCTTCATTGAATGCCACATCCATATCAATAAAGAAATCTGTAATGTAAGAACCATTATCTGAATACTTTAACTTATTTATATTTGAAAACCCTACATATTTTTCTAACGCAATCCATGTTTCAGGATACGCCAATTTTGATTGTTGTAATGTAATACTTCCCCCACTATATGGTAAAGCACCCGGAGTATCAGAATTGTATCCTTTATAATTTAAAGGTATGATGTTTGAAAGTGTTGAAAATGTTTCAAATACTCTTCTATCAAAGTTACTCGGATTTCCGTTTTTAATAACAACATCATAATCAATAAAACTTTGTATCGCTTTTGATAATGAAACATCTTGTTTTTCTGACGCATCTTTTATTATACTATCAGCGGTAGTACCACTTGGTTTATCAATTAACATATAAGTTCTCATGAAGTTGTGGAAATTTCTAAATGACACCACTGAATTATTCTGTTCCGGATTGTCAATCTGTTCCTCACCTAAAGCAACTTTTGTTAGTTTATCAACCGAAACATTTAAAGTGTTTGCAATGTTGTTTAACGCTTCTTCCGAACCTTTTTTAATTGATTTGATACCAGTATCACAATTAATTTCAACATAATTTGCTGTCAGAGTTAATATTCTATTTTGTAAGTTAAACTCTTCAGATTCATAGTTGAAGTCATACACTGATTTACTGTAGTTCAAAAATTCAGTTTCAAAAATATCTAAAATATCTTTTTCAAAGACTGAGAACATTTCCGAAATATCGCTATAAGTACTTCCACTACCAGTTAAACCAAAACTATCTTGTTCTTCTCTGTCCGCAAAAATAGACTTCAAGTACTGTTCCGGTGTTGGTTTTGATAATAATGTGTTGTCAAAATAACCATAGTTGGGTAACGACCAAAACAATCTTACAGAACCATTGTATACCGCAGTATTTCCTGTTACCTCCTGTTTCAATACCGGATTTACCAAACTATCAAAACATTCTTGAGACACTTGGTTTGTTGTTCCATAGTTACCCCAAGAAGGTAATATGAAAGATTTTGCACTATTCTTATTAATTAAACAACTCCAATTAGTCATAATTAAACTTCTATTTGGTGATGCCAAATCAAATGACTTTTGTCTAATTAAGGATTGATTTGCTGGATACAGACTTAAAGAACCATTACTGATTGCCGACTGTATACTTTCACTTGTGTACGCACTGAAACTAAATCCTCCTTGGTAGAAAAAATTAAAGTAGTCAATCATTTTAGGATAAAAACCTAAATTCATAATACTTGTTGTTCCTCCTGTAAATTGTGAGTTTAACTCTAATGATATATTATAACTTTCTCCGTCAGCACTAAAACTATAGTTTGTTGTTGTTGAATTAAATGTTGGGTCGTAATTTCCTTTGTAATCAAAATCATTCCAAACATTTGATATGTAGTCAACTCCAGTATCTTTCCATTCTTTATATCTATTCCATATCGACCCATATTTTAAAATCCAAACATATGGTAATTTATGTATCGCACCCATTTTCTTAAATGTTGCAAACATATATTTTAAAGGTGTTGTACCTTCACCTTCGATACTCAAATATTTTTCTTTCAGTGTTGTTAAAGGTAAACTATTCAAAAATAAATAAGCAGCCTCTCTATAAGGTGTGGCTTTAAAATCCCTGTAGTTTTCAACACCCGTCATAATCGCATTTATGAAATATGGAGTGTTTAAAATTGATGTCGACTGAGTAGAGTTAACTTTACCACTATAGTTGATGTAATAAATTGACCCTTCAGTTGCATTTTGTTTAACCGCATTAACCCCCGTTCTACTTTGATAAAAAGTTTTTAAATCCAAAAGTTCACTCTGTGTTGGTCTTGTAAAATCGTAATATTTAAAATTTGTTACCGGTCTAACAAGAGTTGTTGGGAAACTATCTAAATAATTCGCTGGTTTCTTTTTTGTATAGTTATAAAACAAAGTACCTTTAGTATCCATACTTTGTTCTTTTGTACCTAACTTAGAACCGAACGCCATATTTGTCGTTAACCAACTTTGATTGGTAAATGGAAAAGTGTCACTAAAATCAAACACATTTGTTGTGGTACCTTCAACATATTTTGTAAAGGTAGATTCAGAAGTGTAAGATGCAGTTGGATTATATTGTGGTAAATAAGTATTTTCCACAGGTGTTATTGTGAATGGTGAAACTTCTACAAAGTTTTTAACATATGTTGTGTTAAAAATACCTCGTATGTAATTTT